CCCTTGCTTTAAAAGCAAACAGATAAAGAGAACCACCTAACCAATTTTCAATAAATGAATAATTTACAACGCCTTCACAAAAAACCATATTAATTAGTTTTCTTCTGGCATATTCTCTAATTAATCTAAAATTATATAACCAATTAAGTGGAGACGCTGCCGGTATTATTGTGTATGTCCCCTTTCTAAATTCAGAAAAACCACTTCTAGTACTACACGCCAAACAAGGATTCTTATTCTCATTATATGATATTTGTCCAACAGGTAACAGACCTGTACACGATGTTCCGTTTTGAACCGTCACTAAACTTGTGTTATTATAATCATCATCAAGATTTGCGGCACAATACGTTTGTTTAACAACTGTTTCATCATATATTGTGTTCTGCGTATTGCAACCTAAAGACAAATCACCGGTGGCACCAGATAAAGATTGTTGAGTCAGTTTAAGAGAAGAATCATATATTTCATAAGTGAATCCTGTCCATTGAAAATCATTTAAAAAAGAATTACCAACACTATCACCACTTATTGAACTATAACAACAAGAATTGGTTGGTGGTCCAGTACAACCTATAGAATAATTCATACAACTTGATGTTGAAATATAAGATGTTAAATTACCATAAGACTCAATATCAGATATATCAACACGCAATACATACCACTTATTGTTTACCGGTGTTGGTATATCATAAACACCATAGGAACATTCACCTATTGTTGCATCACCAATAGATATTCTTACATTAGATAATGCAGTGTAACCGGAGGGTATTGAATAATAAAAGGCAACCATATAGGATAATCCTCTGGTTATTGTTCCCGCACTTTTTGTTACTGCATTTGTCCAATCAATTGATAATGTCATAGTGCTAGGGTCGTCTAATATTGTTTCAATATTTCCGCCACATGTTCTTATACTAGAGTGATAATATAAAACGTAATTATATACTGTTGTACAAATACCATCAGTAAACGTAATACTTGATGAAGTATTTTGCGAAGAAGTTGGGTCGGTACAATCACACGTTCCGTTTGGGGTTTGTCCAGATGCACAAGCCGGTTGAGAAATTGGTAATTCGTATAAGTCACTATAGGACCATCGACCCTCAAAACAACTATTTGTTGGACACGGAGAAGGGTAATCATATTTTGGGTCTATACCATTATTACCCAATCGATAAAGTAACCATCCAAAATTATTATTTATGGTGCCCTTATAACCAACTTGAGTTGCTGGTGAACCACAAGAAAATTGGTCGATTGTTAGTTCGGAATATGTATTTACCTCTAAAGTATTTAATCTATTAATTTCAAAAGCATCCGCACTTCCATGTGGTAAATAACTTTTTAAGACTATATAATATGTTCTACCACTAATAGGTAAATTACTTGCAGTATATATAGTATCCAACGATTCGCCAGTTGAATTACCGTTACAAGTTATTCCCGTAAAATTATAAGAGGGTAACGTCGAACCAGTTGAAGACATAATGAACTCGTCAATTGTATTATCGGGGTCACATATTGGTGAATATGGAGAACCATTAACATTTAATGTATCTCTAACCGCAACCCCTTCTCCAACTTTACAATATAGTTCATCAGGTCTTTCACTTGGGATAATTATCTGTTCACTTGAAAAATCTTCACAAGTTTCACACTCAGGATAAACAACAATTGGTAAATAAACGGTACCAAATATTTGCAATGGTTCAATAACTAGTGAATCAAAAAGACCAAAAGGTCTCCAATCAATAAGGGTCACCCCAAAAGCCCTAATATATATTCTAATACTATAAAGAATTTGAAACGGTAATATCAATACTTGTACTGCACCAATAAACACCGTGTATATTATTCTTTCAAATATGTTAATTACAGTTGCCAACAATATCGGAAAACTAAATTTTCTCCATCCATAATTAATTGGTGGTGTCACTATACTCGATTCACAATCTTCCTCCTCTTTTGGTGATATGTCTTTTATACCGATATAATTATCTTTCCCACCTTTAAAATGACTCCCCATATACGAAGTTACCGTATATACTTTGTTATATGTAAACCTAAAAAAATAATCTTCAGGATAATAACTACCGTATGTTTGATTAAAAATCACGGAATTTGTTGTGGAACCAGTTGGATAATCGTTCCAATCTAAAGAAAACGCATAGGAACCATCAACGTCAGAATTATATTCTCGTATATTTGGTAACAAATAACTACCAGTAAATCTAACTCTACCTAATGTATTGTTCTTACCTGAAATTCTAAATCTATAACAAGCAGATGTTGGTATACCTTTATTTGGGTCATTTGTAATTTCTGTTTCACCAAATTCGTTTGTATACTGATATTCCATGTTCATGGGTAACGGAATCACAAACGAACCGTCTTCGTCTATATCTTCTTCTATTTGATACGTCTCTAATATCGGTCTATCTAATGAATCTTTTGAAGAAGTAAATCTTATCATTTCAATCTCCGCGGCAAAAGTTGTTAAATCACACTTTCTACCCATGGCACTTCTTGGTTGACAATTTTTGTTTAACGTATTTTTACCTTGGTCTGAATATATTGAACCTAACAAATATGCTTTGGGTTCTACTTTTACCCCTTGACTTGATAAATCAAAATCTTTTCTTGTTATTCCAATTTCACATAAATCCTCATTTCCCCAAAAGGGAAAAACTTCAACTGTTTGATTAAAAGATATTATTTGAGGTAAAGAGTCCAAATCCTCGGACGATTTGTATGAATATGTGTTTTTAAAACTATCGACACCCCTACCTTGTCTTATAAAATCATCGGGTCTTAATGAAAAACACCCAATATCAGATAAATCAACATCAACATGTATGATTTGTGTACCAACAGGTACACCCCATATCATAAAATCACCAGCATCATTTGTTTTTACAGTATACTTATAGTATTTTTCATAAACTTCTAAAATCTCCTCTCTTGTTAAAATATCTAATTGGTCAGGAAAAGTACCAGTTGGTTCATGCCCACCATGTTGTTTTCTACTTGGAAGTAGGTTGTATCTGTAACCATTTTCGTTTCTATCAGTTACAGACGTATATGGGTATAATGAAGATATTACTGGGTCATTTACATCATCATCTGAAACGGGTATAAAAATAGAAACTCTGGCATTTGGTACACCAAAACCATTGTTTACAGATATTCTACCACATACAACCCCATAATCAGAACACATGGAGGTATATGCTTCTGTCTGTGTAAATTTTAAAGACAGTATCTCTAAAAGGTCGAAATCATTTTTTAATTCAACGACAACCTTTTGGTCTCTTCCGATATTTGTGGAAATTCTATGTTTTTGCATTTCTATATAAATAGAAAATAAACAATTTTCTAATTAAAATAAATCCAATTTAAAACGTAGTTGTTCCTAATGTTTTAACTCTGACTTTAATATCTTTTTCGGGAAATCTAATTTGATATATTTGATTAGATTTCATGTAAATTGTCATGTCCGATTGGGCAATTTCTTTTGTGGATTCATTAACATAAGATTGGGCAACCTCCGACGTTGAATATTCTCCACCAATGTTGTTAAATACCCTAACATCGACAGCGTTTACCACACCAGTAACCTCACCAATCATCCTGTACAAATCACCAACTAAAAGGGGGTCTCCCATTTTTCTTTTGTCAATTGAAAAATACCCAACAACGTCTTCAATCACCGTTCTAACTATTTCTGTTTGATTGCCGTTTTTATCTATTACAATATCTAACTCCAATGAAAAATCAACAACTTCACCACTTTCAATTTCTAAAAAATCATTTACCATTCTATATTCTGACAAATAATTTATAATATTATTTTTTAAAGTTGTTGAAACGGTGTCAATTAAATTACCATTTTCGTCATATGATAATAGTTTGATTTTTATTTTGTTATCTTCCTCCATTACATTGACCTTTGCCGGCGCACCATATAATGCTGGCATTGTTTCAATCATTGATTTATAGTCATTTAAAGTAACCGCCCTATTTTGTGCCGCAAAATTATAAGATATCATATTTCTAATTTCTTCAGTTGTTGGTTGGTCTGCACCACCAATTGCCGGTGTTACGTTTGTTACTGTTAATGAATTTTGAACTTGAGTGTTTATATTTGAATTTGGTCCGTTGATAACAAAATCAATATCATCGGTACTTGTGATAACATTAATACCTAAATTACTATCTCTACCACCACCAATTCTGTATTTTACAAATAACGTAGTATTTGCTTTAGGTAATGCACCCAAAGATGTGTTATTGAGATATACCCCCAAGTTGACTTTTAGATTACCTGTATTATAATCATCCAAATTATCCATTGGGTTTACATTACCTGAACCAAACGTTACTGAAAAATAATTTTCTGGAGTGTATTCTGTTATAAATTTATTTGAAACCGATAGATATGTGCCCGAAATAAAGTTATCGGAATCTGACGCGGTTGTTGGGTCAGGTATAAAAACTTTATCCTGCATTAAGGTTTTTACTTCGTACCATTTATTTGCCGAAGATAAAAACTCCGAGTCGGTAGGGTTACTAGCAAAAGACGTTCCCTCTTTGTGTATAATTGAAGAAACTCCTAAAATATTTTGTTCAGGTAAAAATATTTTTAAAAATGGTTTTTGGTCTAATTCGGTTATTACTCGTCTATATATTCTTGTAACACCATTTATAACAGCCTCTCTTTTTACAATAGAATATGATATTAGTCTATTATTTCCGTCGAAATTTGGTATTTTTAATCTATTTGGTTCTCCTCTACTATTAAATGGATTTGAAAAATCAATATCATCTACCGTTTCAAAAACTTGACCACCACCCGAAACTTGTGCACCTGTTTTAATTGTTCCCAAATATCTTGTGTCTTCTTTATCTCCTCTCACAGGTACTTGTATTGTAAAATCACACAAAGCAACAGATGGTCTATTTCCCGGTATTTTTAATCCATAAGTTTTAGCAATATGATATAAAGATTGTCTTTGTTGGGCGAAGTCTAAAATAGTTTCTTGCCAAACTCTATCAATGTGAAAATGTAAATTATCTGCAACCGCAGCATTCAAATCTAACAGTACTGAAAAAATGGATGCGTCATTTGTATTTTTAATTAAATCAGGATAGTATTCTCTGGTTAAATTAACTAATTCTTGTCTTAGACCGGCAAAATCTCTAACAGCGTATGATATTTTTTTACTCATATTAAATGTTTATAATTATAAAATCAGAAGAGACAAATGGTTCATTATTAATATCATAATCCACCCTAACTTTAGCGGTATATGGTTTAGTTGAATAATCTGAAACCCTAAATAATCTCGAGTCTTCATCTTCTTGTGGACTAGCGGGTTCTTCCTCATCTTGGTCAGCAGCAGTTACTCTTATGGATTTTATTTCTAAATTAGGAATGAATGTTCTTACCGATGTTCTTATTTCATCTTCTATTTGTCCCCATGTGACAGCATCGTTTGGTTCAAAAATAAACTCAAATAATCTAGTACCAAAATCGGGTAAATAATATCTACTACCTTTTCTTGTTAACAAAAGGTGTATCAAATTTGCACGAATTTCTCTTTCGGGTGTTTCTGTCATTATTAAAAAATCACCTTTAAGACTTTGTCTAAATGGAAAATCTATACCATATGTTCCAGCCATGTTTATAAATATAGTAAAACAATAAATCTAAGTTTACATTTTCATTAATATGTTCATCAGAGTTTTTATTTTATTTCTTTCTTCCATTATATCAACATCTTTGTGAATAAATTTTGAACCTAAATCTGTTTTTAGTGAAGGTCGATAAACAGCATCGGGATGTAAACTTTTCATTTTTTTTATTAACATTGAACCAAAACCCTCTCTTCTTCTATTTGGTCTAATTATAATATCACTAACTGTTATCTCATTATTGTAAACCGTGTACGCAACGTAACCTATAATGGTCTCAGAGGAAAATCCAATTGGATTTTCGTCATCATCTTCATAAATACCTAGTTCATAGTTGTCTTGTCCATCATAGTGGTCAACGTGTTCGTGGTTAAAAATAATCTTTTTCATATACCATAAATATAAAAAAATCCCATCGAGTATTCGATGGGATTATATATTGTTTGGTTTTCGTCCCCTGTATAACCAAACAATTAGATGTTCAAGGTTAACCTTGACTATTAAGGGAACCACCCAAAATTGTTGTTATGAACCACAACCTTCACATTCAAACGGTGAATCGTTTGGTTTAATTGATAAAACCATTTCTTCAACATAATTACTTGTTACGTTTGATTCTTTAACATTACTTGTTTGATTTTCAACATTTGGTTTAGAAGTTGTTACATCAATACCTAATCCTTTAATTGGGTCAACGGCCGCCTTAGTTCTGAGATAATACATTCCGGTTTTTAAACCAAGTTTCCATCCATATAAATGAGCCGCCATGACCTTTGTTTTATTTGCGTTATCAATAAATAAATTTAATGACTGAGATTGGTCGATATAAACTGACCTGTTTGCCGCCATTGTTAGAATTCTTTTTTGTGACATTTCCCAAACTGTCTTATAAATTTCTTTTACATCAACAGGAATCTCAGGTATGTTTTGAACAGAACCATTTTCCATTATTAATTTTTTCTTTATTTCATCAGACCACAAACCTCTTTCCAACAACTCATTAACCAAATGTTTGTTGATTACAATGAACTCCCCACCTAGTGTTCTTCTTGAATAAAGATTGGATGTAAATGGTTCAAATGCCTCGTTGTTACCTAAAATTTGTGCGGTAGATGCTGTTGGCATCGGTGCAATTAAAAGAGAATTTCTTACACCGTGATTTAAAATTTCATTTCTTAAAGATTTCCAATCCCATCTTCCACTGTTGTCCTCATCTTTTTTACCCCACATTTCATATTGAAATGTCCCACTAGATATCGGTGAACCTTCATATGAAGAATATGGTCCATTTTCTTTTGACAAATCTTTTGAGGAAGATAATGCCGCAAAATAAATAGTTTCAAATATCTCAACTTGTAGTTTATTTGCGTCATCACTTTCAAAAGGTAATTTTAACATACAAAATACGTCCGCCAATCCTTGTACACCTAAACCAACTGGTCTATGTTTCATGTTTGAAAGTTTTGTTTCCTCAGTGGGATAAAAATTCAAATCAATAACATTATTTAGGTTTTTTACAACTTGATACACGTATTCATATAGTAAATCGTGATTAAATTCTTTGTTGACTATGTATTTTGGTAAAGCAATTGACGCTAAATTACAAACAGCTTGTTCTTCTGAAGAAGAAAATTCTAGAATTTCTGTACAAAGGTTTGAAGATTTTATTGTACCTAAATTCTTTTGGTTTGATTTGTAATTAGCGGCATCCTTATATAACATATAAGGAACACCTGTTTCAATTTGTGCAGTTAAAATAGCATCCATTAATTTTCTGGCCTTTACAACTTTTCTAGCCCTGCCCTCCTTTTCGTATCTTTCATATAACTCAGTAAAATCTTGCGTAAATTTGTATGGGTCATCATATACGTCAGATAATCCAGGTGCCTCATCTGGTGAAAATAGTGACCATTCTAAATCTTGTTCTACTCTTTTCATAAATAAGTCAGGAACCCACATCGCTAAAAACAAATCTCTAGCCCTTAATTCTTCTTTTCCATGGTTTTTTCTTAATTCAATAAACTCAAATACATCTGAGTGCCATGGTTCAAGATAAACAGCAAATGAACCGCGGCGGCGACCTCCTTGGTTAATCCAACGAGCAACTTCATTGTATGTTTTCATCATTGGTAACAACCCATCCGATTCTCCACCGGTACCTTTGATATACGCACCTTTACCTCTTACATCATGAACATGTAAACCAATACCACCGGCCCATTTAGATATCTTCGCAACATCTTTTATTGTGTCAAATAAACCATCAATATCATCACCTTTATTACCAATCAAAAAACAGGACGACATTTGTGGTCTATGTGTTCCAGCGTTAAATAAAGTGGGTGTTGCGTGTGTATAATAATGTTGTGACAAATCATCGTAAATTCTTAAAGCGGTCTCTATGTCATTGTTAGAAATACCAACAGCAACTCTCATGTACATGTATTGTGGTCTTTCAACAATACGGTTACCAATCTTTAATAGATATGAACGTTCTAATGTTTTAAACCCAAAATAATCAAAATCAAAATCTCTTTCTTGAACAATTGCCCCATCTAAAACATCCTTATATTGTTGAACGAAGTTATATGTTTCATTTGAAATTAATGAAGATTCCTTATTTGTTTTCGGTTCAACAAATGAATACAGTTCCTTTATTGAATGTGAGAATTTTTTTGGTGTAGTTTTATGTAAATTAGATACCGCCAATCTACCAGCTAATTTTGCGTAATCTGAGTGAGAGGTGACAAGAGACGCGGCGGTTTCCGCGGCTAAAACATCTAACTCTGTTGTTGATATACCGTCATAAATACCTTGTGTCACTTTAAGGGTTATCAATGTTGGGTCAACGTATTCAAGATTTAAATCATCGCAAAAATTTTGAATCCTTCTTGTAATTTTATCATATCTCATTTCTTCCAATGAGCCATCTCTTTTTTTAACTTTCATATTTTTAAATTTTAAAAATCAACATCATCAAATGAACCACTCATATCCTCAATGGATGTAACAGTATTCACACCAGCTTTTTGATATTCGGCAACTCTTTTTTCAAAGAAATTAGTTTTACCTTGAAGTGCAATGTTTTGCATAAAATCAAAAGGGTTCTCAACATTATATACTTTAGAACAATTTAAAGAAACTAATAGTCTA